TTAAAATGGCAATTCTTCCTCTTCCAAAACCAAATCCGCCAAATCTTGTCCTGCATTATTTTCACGCATGGCACGTTGAGCACGACTTTCCAAGAGTTGGAATCCAGTAACAAGTACTTCGGTCACGTAGTTCATCTGGCCATTTTTCTCAAAACGACGGGTACGCAATTCCCCATCAACGGAAATGAGACTACCTTTGGTTGCGTAGCTTGCCAAAGTTTCTGCTAGTCTGCCCCATAGGACCATATTGACAAAATCAGCTTCGCGTTCCCCGTTTTGGTCTTTGTAACGACGATTTACAGCGATAGTTGCTCGCGCTACTGACTTGTCATTGTTGGTTTTATGCAATTCTGGTGTAGACGTAGTCAAGTTTATCATGATAAGTTAGACTTAGATACATATTTTTGACAAAACCACTACTCCCCCAAGCAAATGATTTTACGGATTTGAAATGCGTTTATTCGATTTACATTTCTTGGATTTTAAATCCATTTTTAAGCAAACAAAAAAACGCAAGCCAAGCGGCCTGCGGAAACATCATCTATTCTAAATAGTCTTTTTCTGTAATTACTTTTAATCTAGTAGAATAATTCTGGAATGTTGAGAATTTAAAGCGTTTAGGATCTTCAAGTTTATTTCTATCATTTGCTTCCAAAGCGTGATTATAGTCTATAATAGCTTTTACCAACTTATTAATAATAGCTCTATCATTGTCCATTACTTTATAATAATCTTCGATTTTCCGAAGGCGGAAAGTTGTATTCAACAAATAACTTTCATCTTCTAAAATCAATGTTTTACCAATATCTAATCCTTCAACATATCCTTCTTTTGCCGAATTTCTAAGCTTATACTTCAACTGATACTTTTTAGGGATGTAACTTCTAAATGGAATCAAGAAAGTTAGCCCCTGTATTTTGACAACAGTTACCGCAAATCCCCTTCCTTTATTCATTACTTCCTTTGTCTTAAAGTCATAATCCATCGCTTGAATAAGGTCGTAATCCTTGCACATTTCTAAATCAATTTGACCTAATTTTAACTTCTTACTTTTCATTCCTATTCCTTAGATAAAAAGCTCACTAAAAAGTGAGCAACATTTCCAATGAGATACTTCTGTTGACGAGCGCGTCTCTCCGCCCCCTCATTGCCTCAAGAAAAGGCTGGGCGAATCGAAAGGAGGTAGATTTTTCCTGTTTTCAATTCTACTTATTTTTGCACATTTTTTGAATTTTGTCAAACAAAAAAACCGCAAGCCTGAGCCTGCGGTGAAAGACCTATTCTTTGTCTTTGTTTTTATTTTGATTATTCCCTGTAAACAAACCAATTAGCCCTAGTGCAGTAGTTCCAGTTAAAACACTACCTGCAACTTGTTTATCTGTCGCTATTAAGTAAATTCCACCGATAATAACAACGAGGGCGATTAAAAAGCCGAATAACTGTCCCAATTTATGAGAAGAGATATTCCCTGATAAGTATTTATCTTCCATCTCTCTACGATGTTGGCTTTCTGCAATACCATTATCAATAATCTTTTGTGCAGCATCAGGATATAGCTCTTGATACCCTTTGAGGATATCTGGATGTGGTAGATCACCTTGATAGATTTCCAACTTCTGCAGAACTACTTGACGCTGTTCATGTGGTAAGCGCTCGACTTCATCAACAATATTATTGACTTCAATCAAATCTTTATTCTCGGTATCCAAATTTCATTACCTCTTTCTGAATGCCCATCGTTGATTTCTTGTAATCACTTTTGACTTTCTTCCAGTCTGGGACTGTATCAGCTTTTACTTTTGAAATGCTCTGGTTAAAGCTAAAAACAGGCAATACAATTGCTGTCATACCAAGTAAAAAAGACTTAAAGTATTGAGGTTGTTTTGTATTTTTTAACATACCAAATTCCTCCTACTCGCTCCATAATATTTTTTTGAATTAACTTGATTATGACATCTTTCTTTAAAAAAGTCAATGTTTCTTGCTCTTTTTAACGAAAAAATCCCCACAAGAACGAGTCCTGTGGGGTAGAAATACATTTTAGAAAAGTTTCCTTTCTATTTATTTAATTGTAATCAAGCCTTCTGGCTCTACTGTGAATTCTGGCTTGTCTGCCAGTGTTCCATCTGGTTTAATGTAATACCAGCCTGTTCCGTCCGCTGACTGTACGAAAGCATTTGATACCATGTTGCCATTCTTACGGTCGAGGTAGTACCATGTCTGCTTATGCTTAATCCAGCCAGTAACCATCTTGCCATCTTCATCAAAGTAATACCAAGCATTGTTGATACGAGCCCAACCAGTGGCCATAGATCCTGAAGCAGTGAACCAGTACCAAGCGTCCTTGTAGTTCAACCAGGTACTACGCTTCATGAAACCTTTGTCATCAAAATAGTACCAAACATCATTGATCTTCTCCCATTTGTCAGTTGGGTATGAGCCGTCTTCACGAACCCACCACCAACCATATTGGTTCTGTTGCCAGCCTGTTTCAACCTCTTCAGGCGGTACGATATACCCAACGATTTCATCGACAGAACGCTCATTGTATCGACAAGGGCCACCTACTTCTAAATAGTCCCAGTTGCCATCGATGTTCTGCTCAATCGTCTTGATGGTATATCCGTCAGAGTCCTCATAGACCAGCCCTGTATGCCCGTAGTTGACACCGTCACCAGCCACGTATGATTTTACGAAGAACCAACCAGCTTTTGGATAGTCAGCGTCATACACGACTTTCAGGCCTTGAGAACGTGCCGATTCAAGCAAGTCATAAGCGTTGCCCCAAAGGGTCACACCGTACCAATGACTAAGCCCGTAACAAGGCACGTCGGCACACTGGAAGCCATAAGCTCCATCATTATCAACTCCATCGCCAGAATTGGCCTTGTCGATGAAGAATTGAATCATTTCCTGTTTTTTAGACATACTTACTCCTCACTTGGTTTCTTGTATTCTAGTGCTCGTGTGCTGTCTGTAATTCCGCTAGTCGTTGGGTCGTTGACCAAACCGATTGCAGTCAAGAACACGAATACCGCATTGACAAGCAGAATCAGCTTGTTGCCGATATCACCCAAATCCAGATGATATCCAAAGACTGCTGCACCAGCTTGCAAGACAAGCAAGAAGGCTGGGATTGCAGTTAGCCAAAAGAATTTATTTTCTAGTCGTAATTTCCAGTTAATCATATTATTTTCCTCTCTAATCATATTCTAAGAATGGACGCATCTTGTCCAAAATGACCGGATACATCTTCTTATTTCCTTCTGCGGTAGGATGTAGACCGTCTCCAATGAAACGATTTCTGACACTCTCTAAGACAGGATTTAAACCTGACTCATTATGCAGATCAACGCAAGGGATAGCGTACATTTCAGATACTTCTTTTACCGCTCGAACATAGTCTGGCAAAACATTCCCTTTGTTATTTGGAGTTGTCTGAGCGTTCACCCATGTCGTACCACCACCTCTAAAATATCGTTTCAGAGGTGTCATTGTCATCACTTTCGCATTTGGACGATTGATTGCCAACCACTCTAAAATGTGCTTGTAAGCACCGTAAAACGTTTCTGTGCCTGTATCTTCAATGGTTCCGAGCGTAGCATTGTTCCCCCAGTCATTCGTTCCTCCAAAGATAACTACAATGTCCGCATCAGCTGGTATTGTATCGAGTCTGTTTACAAACGGCTTCAATCTATCTGTCACATAACTTGAAGTACAGACAGATGTCCCACCAATCCCCAAATTTGTGACGATACTATTAATACCGTTGCTTTTACACCAGCTATCAATGTAGCGGTGCCATTGCCAACCTCCAGCGTTAACACCTTCAGTAATCGAATCACCCAAACAAGCAATTTTTTTGGTCTTTGTCGTTTTACTAAAAGTATTGATGTAGTAATTACCTGCGTTGTTGTCGTAATAACCAAGCAATACATCGTTGGTCGTGTTAACCTCGCCCCCGACAATTCGTTTTTGAGCCTTGTTAAACACGATAAATCCTGCGCTACCGTTAATAGAGACCTCTTGAGCATCACACCAATAATTAGACTTTCCGACTTTCACATTACATTTTGGGAAAGATAACTTTTTTAAAGATTTGTTGTACACGATATTCCCGTTAGGGATATAGATGACTGTATTGCTATAAGTCGCTATTTCTTCAGTATCCAGACCACCACTTCCTGAGTTTGGACGACTCTCTAACGTTAAAATCCTTTGTTTTAATTCGCTATCGTTGTAATTGGTAGGCAGTATTCTCTCACCAATTCCTTGGACAGAAATGCTAGTACCACTAACAGCAGTCACTTTCCAAAAACCTTGGTTCGTACCAGTAGTACCACTCCAGTAATCTTCAATAATATCTCCGACTTTAATACCGTCAGGGTTCATGATAGCGTCTGGTGTTATTGTCCTATTAACACCAACACCGCCTCCGGAAATATCACCTTTGGCAATGCGATATGTTGGTGTATTGTTATCTGGACGACTCTCTAAAACAGTCAATCGTTGCTTGATTATAGAATCGTCATACGGAATAGGTAATTCCGATTTCTTAGCGTACCCTTCAAGAGATTGATGTTCTGTCAGATAATGCTTCTCTTCAAGTTCTTCATGCGTGACAATCTGAGAATAATCTATCTCAGTTGCCTCATGAAGTTCTTCTTTAGTTGCGTAACGTGTCTTGATATCCTTGATATCCTTACCGATTTCCGTTGCTAGATTTTCAAGGTTATGCATATCAATCACGCTTTCGCTTGGTTATAAGTTGCTACTAAATCAAGATTGGCAATTTCATCTACACGTCCGCTAACTTCTGTTACTTTGCCGAGAAGTGCGCCGTTTGCATCTTGATCCATGTTCGTGATTTTTTCCGCAATCTCTTTCAATGTATCAAGATTTTCAGGCACTGACTCGCCCAAAATTTCAGCTTTAACTTCTGATTTAGCTTGAGTGACTGCTTGTGAGATAGCTTGCGTCATTGCCGAAGTCTCTACTTTAGTGCTGACGCTTTGCTTCACTTCCTTGATATCTGCTCCGACCGCTTGTGCGAATGCTGTTAATTTTGTTGTGTCCATGTTATTAAACCTTTCCTAAATTATAATAAAAGAGCAAGTCAGGGATTTCCTGACATGCTCCACCTGTGCTAAGTTGTTTTTTTACTTCTTCAGCGATATCCAACTCCTTCAAAGTATAGACATCTTCCGTAACCAATTCTTTATCTGAGTCTTCAATTTCAATATAAGTATTTCTGTCGCTCGGGAAGATATATCCCCCAACCGAGATTTCCACTCGGTATTTTCCGCTTGGTAGAATACTATCTAAATTAAAATTGACAGAATGGCTAGTGACGGGAGCAGTTGTCTTCCACCGACGTTGTCCCTTTGTTAGAGTAACAACCGCATCTTGACCCTCAAATAAGGTCATAACATGGTAATTCTCGTCTAACAACTCAAATCCAAAAGTAGAAGACAAATCCCCTTGCTTAATAAGGTCGCCACCATCAATTCGAGCCAAATTGGTTGTATTAACTCTGCGGTTGTTACAACCCATTCTGAACCTCTTTCTATCTAATCATCAATTAAGATATCTGTCGTAATATCCAATTTCTCAAAATCGCAGTATAAACGATCTATGTATCCATTACCTCCTAGAGTTTTATAGCTTTTGTGCATGCTTTCTACTAGCGAGAATTCATCTCTAGAGGTATATCCTCTGTTAATAGCCCGTCGCATATCACGGTCAAGGCGCAACTTCATGGTATTTAGATGCGCCTCATCGTGAATTTTTAATTTTTCTTGCACTTCGTCGATTTTGGAATTGCTATCTTTAGCGGTAGTCTGGACATCTTTAATCTGTTTCTTAACATCGGTTAGTTCGGAGACGATTTTTTCCGTCTCTTCTTTGGCTTTTTTCGGCAATTTGTAGCTAAGCCAAGCGATGATAATTGGTGAAGCCGATGGTAGCACGTTCATGAAGAAATGTTCTATCTGTTGTAAGACGTCCATAAACACCTCTCTAGTTCGCCAAATGGCTCAAGCCAAGGCGTTCCAATTCTTTGCGTACACGATCTCGGAAGCGTTTATTGACAAATGAAAAGTCAATCGCTTCACGTTTCAATAAATTGATGTACATATCGATTTTAGCTTGGTCTAATGTAATTTTACTCATTGTTGCTACCTCCATTGTTTTCACTAGCGCTCGCTTCGCTTGTCGGTGTAGGAATTTCATGTTCTGTCTCGCTTTCTGTTGGTTGTTCTACTGCTGGTGCAGGTTGGATAGGCGCTTCTGCTACTGGTTGTTCAGTAGTTGGTTGCGGTTGTGCTGTTGCTAGTTCAGATACGACCACGTTAGGAACTCCGTTTGTAGCCACTTCTGTAGCCGGTTGAGGTTCTGGTGGAACTGGTGGAGTTACCGGAGCGGATTCAACAGAGTGTGTTTCTGCCTCTGCAACGTGAGGTGCTTCCTCATGTCCCTCTGCTTCGTACTCATGCTCGTGATTAATACCGTTGTGTTTTTCAAGCACTTCCAAGCGTGCAAAGATTTCTTCAATATCGTCAGTATTATGCAAGCTGACCTTCTGCATACCTTCCATAAGCTGATTGGCTTGTTCAAGTGCTGCAGTTGTTTTAGCCAATTGTTCTTGGTTTTTGACAATGGCACTTGTTGGGTCTAATTCGGTGCGTAGCACATCTTTGACTGCTTCAATGAGCGTTTCATCTGCGTCACCCATGTGGTCTCCGTCAAGTTCACGAGTGAAGAAAGTGAACGGCTTGTCACATTGAATAGAGACTTCCGTCTTGCCAACTCTGTAAAATTTATTTACTAATACAAATTCCATTTTTGTTTCTCCTGATTATCTAAAATAAAAGAATAGTGAATCGCCATCTGCAAAATTTCTTTTAAATACTTGTTTTTGACTATCGTCCTTAAATGATATGTAGAGTGAATTTTCGCTATTATAATTGTTTCGTCCTGTGTTCCTATTGTACAACTCCGCATACTTCGCATAAACAGTTGCAACTGTATTGTTTCGGTGTTGAATCCGTATTTTAACATCTTTGACTTTGGTCTTTTCACGATAGTTCGTGTTGAGCCCTCCATTTACACTCGATACATTAAAAATCAAGAGCTCGCTTGAATCAAACATATTTCTTAAATTTTGGTAATACCCAACATAGACCCACTTACTCCAAACGAGCTTGTCGCCTACATATCGCTCAACAATGTCTTTACCACCAACATAAATGCCTTCTCTTGTAGCCATAGCATCACCTACTCGTAAACATCATAGATTGTGTTCGAGTCTTTCGTCCTGATTGCTTCATACTGCGATTTAGAGCCGAACCAATACTTCATTTGCTGATTTCCATTTTGGTTAATCAGCTTGTGTGCAACCACTTCGGACGGTGTACTTGGGATTCCAAGCGCTGACCTGTTTACTCGTAGAACACCCGAGCTATCGATTGTAATCGTTGAATTATCAGGTCGCACCACACCAGCCTGCCCACTAGTTGCAGTTTTGGCTTTCATCACACCATTGGACACCTCTGTTGTCTGATTATCAGGTCTGACGATACCGTTTGAGTTTGACGTAGCTACTGATACATTGCTACTCATTCCATTTTTTAATGTCTGCACAGATACTTTCTTCAACCCACGACCATCATGAATCATGATGTTGTCCGAGTTGTTGACCTGATTAGCCTGTGGCAAATCAGTTACTTTTCGTGTCTGTGTACTAATTACTGCCATCTTATACCTCCATAATGTATTTCCAATCGGCGACAATCACACGGCCATTTTCGTCAGCAAGTAGGGTATGTTCTGTACCGTCGTCTGTACGAATCGGAGCAGTGAAGTCGTTCTGCAAGAACATGTACTCGATAGCGTTTAGTCTATCTTCGTGCTCCTGAAATTCACGCTTCAAAGCCTCTACAGACTCATAACTTGCTTGTCTGACGTTGTCTACGTTTCCCAAACCTACATGTGTCTTCGTAACTCCATGCGGATTGTTGCGATTGTTTAAGTGATTTTGAAAATCAACTTTACTTGCTTGTTCGACGTTTGCGACATTCCCTAGTCCCACTTGTTGTTTTGTAACATTGTGTGGGTTGTTTCGGTTGTTGATGTGACCAGTTAGGTCAACCTTCTCAGCCTTGCTTCTAGTGACCTCGTCAATCTTTTCGGGAAGACCGTCAATATCAGATACCCTATGACGATGGGTTGCATCGGCTTTCCCATTCCAACGTATTCGTTCCTGGTCAGAAACGTGACGGGCAGTGTCTCTAATGTGATTATCGATATTGGTCTGTAACTTTCTTTCTGTCGCTTTCAATTCAGAGACAGTCGCATAAACCAAGTTAGTCGCATTATATTGAATTGTAATCTGACTATTCTTGCTGATAGTTGTATTGAAATCATAATCTCGATATACATAAGCAGATGTTTTGGGAGGAATCACATCCCCCTGTTCGGCCCAAGTATACATGTACATGAACTCTTCGTGATTCCCACGTTTTGCAAACACACCGATTTCATTGACAACCATTTCACGTTCAATTCGTGAATTATCAAACCGAGCTGTAAGACGAATCGTATCAGCTACATCTGTCGATAAAGACTGTGTCACTTGCAAAGAATGAACAACTTGTACAATATTGTTTTTTTTGCCAATGTCCGTTCGATGCCGTCCGCTACCTAAAGCTATTCGAGTAAAGACCAGTGGTTCTCTATTTTGAATTGCTAAGGCCGTTTCACTAATGGCTTTATCGGTCACAATAGGCTGGATAAAATATCCCATTTATTTCCTCCTATTCAAATCGAACTGAACGAATATCACTGAATGTATGAGCGCTAATATAAATTGTATTCATCATTGGTGCTTCAACTGAGAATTGGATTCCTAAGTGAGCAGGAATCAATTCACGCACATACTTTAAAAAACGGTTCAAATATCCAGTTGGTAGTTCTCCTAAAAATCGGATATGTACCGCGGAACCCTTGACCGTTACTAAATTATTGACATTCGTAAAGCTCTTCGTAATTTTTTGTAAACTCACTGAGTTGATTTTAATCTTGGAAGAAATTAAAGTGATTAGATACCGCCTTCGTTCTTCCAAATCGGTTGTTTTCGGTTTTACCTGAAGAGCCTTTTCCCAACGTGTAATCCAGTCTTCCGTTGCTTCTGGCAACAACATCAACCGTCTAGTATCAAAGATTAAGTCTGTAATCAATTCCAGTTCTGGAATCTCAGCTTCAAACAAATCATTGATTGTTGGATCTAAGACCTCTGGTAAAGCCGATAACATACGATATCTAACGTGCGACATTGATAGTTACCTCCGTTAATTTAGGAAGCATAGTATTTGATAATTCGATACTTTGTTCCCTATCATTCAATAAAATACGGTCCACATCTCGAACCCCATTAATCCTGTCAATGATTGTGGCAACTTTATAGTTCCGAACCTCTTTTTCTTCAAATGCTTCTTCACGTAAGTATTTGATAAGTTGAGTTTTAGCTTCGTTCTTGATTGTTTCAATATCTACATCTTCATCAATCTTGATAGTTGCAGCAATACGAACATTGTAGCCACTTACAGACTGAACTGTCACATAAGCTCCGATTGGAGCCACGCCTAATCCATGGCCACTTGGTTCAGGATCCAAGTAATTCTTGAACTTGTTTACAAGTTCCGAACTAGCTTCATTACCGTCAGCGTCTGTAATCGATACACGAACTGTATTAGGTCCTTTCCAAAGCGGTTCAATAAGTGCTGAACCAACACCAACGAACTCACTGGCCCACTTCTTGTATTGGGCGATGTTCCCGTTTAAGGTCGGTGTTTTCAAGTACTCGATGGTGCGTTTACGGAGTTGTTTGTCCGTCTCTTCGTCTTCACCTACGACGATAACAGAGCCGATTTCCGCTCCTTTAAAGTCGTTCAAGACATCAATGTTAATGAGTTGCCCTCTTACATAGTTAGGTGCATTTCCGACTTGTTCAGCTACTACACTATACTCAAATCCAGAGCGACGTTCTAAGACACGGAAATTATATTCACTATTAACCACACTAAAACGAGTCCCGAGTGGTATTTCCTGCTTGAATTGAACCAGTCGGACTGATGCCGTGGCTGGTAGGCGTTCAACTCCGAACTGCCTACATAATCGAGTTAGGAAGATTCCTGTACTTGTATCTAAAAAGTTGACTTCCTCATACGATTTTAAGATCGTATACTGAATAGCAACTTCTCGAGCTGCAGGCGCAACTAGATTGTACAAGACAGACCCTTGTCTTTTGTCATACTTATCATCGAACAAGGCCAGCATATCCTCTAAAATTTCTGGATATGTTTTTACCTTTATCATCGTTTCACCTCCAAATCCATCTCAAATGTTCCAAAATCACTATCAACCATGAACTGCACATAAAACTCATCTTTCTTTACCTTAGTAGAAAAAGAATGAGCCTCATGAATCCTGTCGTCTTCATATAAGGCTTCTTTTATGCGTCGTGCAATATCCATCTGGGCATAATCCATATCCCCACCAAATAGAGCATCTAACTCTACACCGTATCGATGATCATAAATCGTATAGATAAACCGTTCAGTCGTCAGCATGCGTCTGATGGATTGCTTCAAAGCATGAATACCATCTGTTTCCAGCAAGATATTGGTTTCATCTAGTGTTAAGCTAGGCTGTTTCTTAGCTTCGACAACATTTTTAGCGATGTTTAAAAAGTTTGTTTTAGGAGTACTCATTCATCAGAACCCCCTTTCACTTTGCGCTTGTAGTGGAATATCTTCTTGTACAAGACATAATAAAACCCTCCACCATCTTGTCTGATGAGATGAAGGGTTTGCCCAACGTATTCAGGATCCAATGCTTCATCGGTCCATGTGACAGCAAGCATGGAATCATCTAAAATCAACTCATTGGTCAATTGGATTTTGAGTGGAGAAACCGATAAAACTACACCAGTCGTTATCTTTGCGAACTGGCGATTTTCAATGAAATTACTAATCAATTTCTTTAGATTTTCTATTACTTCCATCTACTCACTTCCTGCCATGAATAATTTAATTTCCATCGTGTGCTTTTCTGCACTGAAGGAATGAGTCGCCTCTTCAATGACATACCACCCCTTCTTTTCAATATCCTTAACATCCACATAGACTGCATGACCTGCTAAAAAGTCAATACTTCCAATATCGGCTTTTAGACTGAAAGTTTCTTTAGGACGGTTTTTCATCTTCAAGAGCATTTCACCCCATTGCTTTATTTGCCCCTCAGTCGCTTTCTCATCCACTTTTTTCATATACTGAAGTTTTCCCCAAGCGCCGATGTTGTAGCTGTCCTGATAGATGTAGACCTCTCTCTTTTTGGTTTCTTTGTTCTCTTGGATCAAGCGGACAATATTAGCGCTATCTTCAATCGAACCTTCAAACTCAAAGCTAGACATAAAGGATTCATTTCCGATAATGTACTGGATTGGTAGGTTTTTTGGAGTTGTTAGCGTCAACTCGCCGAACTTGTCATACAAGACCAGCAACTCTCCACTTTGTACCAAGGTCTCGTCCATGGCTTCTTGGATAATATCCAGAGCTTTCTTATCTTCCTTCAACTGAGGGGATAAGGTCACGGCTGGGGCTTTTAGTTCCCCAATCTTCAAATCAAAATCTCCTGCGATTGCCGAGACGATTTGATTGACGTTTTTGTCCTTAGCAACAAAGTTGATATTGCGTAGTAAGTACTTTATCTGGTCATGGAAGGTCAAGGTTGTTTTGGTATCTTTTTCGTACTTGACTTTGGTCAAATAACCAAAGAACACCTCTTTATCATCTAGCTTGAAAGCGAGTGGAGAACCGTATTCAAAGGCTACTTTTGTAGAGTTGTACAAGCTAATCTCCACGCTCCAAGCTGACCCTTTTCTAGTTGTCTTGAACTCAACCTTTTCAGACACAGTTGCTAAATCCCATGTATCTCCAGTTTTGTTGTTCTGATAGAATAATTGCATCATGGTATCACAAACTCCTGTCCAGGGTAAATCCAATGAGGATCTTTGATTTTGTCTTTGTTGGCTTCGTAAATTTCAGTATATCGGCTGCCATCTCCATAAAAAGTTTGAGCAATTCCCCACAGCGTATCACCACTTACCACCGTATGGCTTTTTTGAGCAGGTTTCTCAGTCGTAGGGCTACGTTCTTCAGTAGCTTTTGCCTGCGGTTTCTTTTTAGTAGCCTCAAGCGCTTGCTTGTCTTTTATGGTGACTTTTCGTGGCTTGTGAGACCGATATTGTAAGAACTTAATCTTATAAATCAGATCATTTTCATATCCTGTCTTGGTAGAGACATCGAACTGTTCCACTAGAAATTTCCCGTTAATAGCAGAACCAAAAGCACCCCCAATCATTAATTGAATAGGAGTGCCTTCTGTCTTAAATTTACGAATAGATGATACAAAGGATTCTGGAGAAACACGGCTATTTCGTTGGTAGTTTCCATCGTATCTTCCGCTAGGAATAAAGGATTCAAACTCAATCGATTGAAGCTCTGGATTTCCGACAAGCGGAACGTTACCAGTATCGATGATAGCGACTGTCTCAATTCCTTGTTTGTCCTCCAGTTTGATTTCTTCTGGATTCACTGGCAATTTAATGCCTTCAATAAATATAAACATCTGCTACCTCCTTCCTAGTAAGCCATAAGGCCGTCAGCGCCATTATTCAAAGCGTCTACAATCGTTGCATTCAAATCATCCAATACGTTAGCATACTGGCCAGCGTTGTTAATGGAGTCAATGTTGGTGACAATCTCTGGTTTCAAGGTAATGAAGTTCTGTTGCCACTTCATGGTCGCAACGTCCTTAATTAACTTGATGTATTCATCGTCCAGTTTGATTTCATCTTCAATCTTGCCGACTTTGTCTAATTTACCACCAGTAGGGTTGTGGCCACCGCCTCCGCCTTGTCCTCCGTCTCCTTGTCCAGGGGCTGAGCTTGCTGGGCTGAGTTCGTAAGGTGTCTTCCCTTGGTCGCCCAAGAAATTGTTTCCTGCCCCGTTGGCATCACCAGCTCCTTTGAAGAAACCACCGACTGCCTTATCGATACCTTTACCGATTTCATACCCTTTATTAAAGGCTTCCATTCGGTCTCCGAGTTCAAGATAACCAAGTTGTGGAGCATCAAGGTGCGGAGTTTCTAAACTAGCTTTGTGTTGTTTGAGACCGTCTGCCAAGTGAAGGCCTTCAAAGGTCTTCTTAACTGGTTTTTGCATACTATCAATTGCACCAGCGATATTTCCAGCGAAGTTACTTCTGGTTAGTGAGACTGAACCAACTGCTTTGACGTTCAACCCAAGGCCGTTTAAGAACCCTATCATCTTGTTAAATCCACCAAGGACAGAGTTAATCATACCCTCGACTGCACCGATAACACTATTGACCATATTATCTACGAAGCCTGCAATAGCGACAGCCATATCACGTCCGCCTTGAGCGATATCATACCAAGCGCTTTGTACTTGGAAAGACATCTCGTTCCATAAGTTAACTGCACCAGTAACAAACCAGTCGATAAAGTCTAAAATGCCTATCAAGATAGTTAAGATAGCCTGATAGAGGAACATCCAGAATGCTATTGCGGTATTCACATACCAAAAGACGCCTTGTAGCATCATATTAATCACCCAGATAGCTGCATTAGCAATACTAAGAAGTATATTCCAAATGGTCATTCCTAGGTAAAATATAGCCCCTATGATGATTCCTGTAGCTGATACGGCTGCACCAGTAAGATTGTTAAACCATGCGACCAAGGCATAGAAGAGGCCGATAAGAATAATGACTGCCATCACAATCAACATGATTGGGTTCATTGCCATAACTGCATTAAAACCAGCCATTGCAGCTTTCGCAGTGTTTGTAACGATACTAAATAGATTAGTCGCTATACTTGCTGCGTTCATGGCGACTATATAAGTACCTATAGCGAATGCCACAGCAATGACAATCGGTTGAATCACAGACCAGTTATCAGCTACAAATTGAGCAATCGGCGCTAACATATTCCAAACAGCCCCAATCATATCCATGGCAAAGATAACCGCTTGAACGACATATTGAAGCACCGTGGCTACAATCTGGGCAAATTGTTGGAAGGCGGACGAGTTCACTATCTGATTAACCTTAATCGATATTGGCTCAATCGCCTTGGTCACAAAGTTCAAGAAGTTCTGCCATGCCCTGCCCCAAGTTAGAGGCATATTGCGAAACTGTTTGTCAATCGTATCGCTTGCTTCCAGCATGGCAGTTTTGACAATGTCAGCCGTAATCTTCCCGTCTGCTCCAAGTTTTTTAACCTCGCCACGGCTTACGCCTAACTTGTTTGCAATAGCTTGGATTAATGCTGGTGAAGTTTCAGCTAGAGAACGCAACTCATCACCCTGTAGCTTACCACTAGCCATAGCCTGAGTAAGCTGAAGCATAGCACTTTTTTGTTCTTCAATGCTTGCGCCACCGACTACAAAGGATTTGTTCATAGTTTCCAAAAAGGCAATTGTCTCGCCATTGTTTTGGAAAACATCGCCAGCTTGCATCCTCATCTTAGCGACACCGTTTGCCATGGTTGTATAGGCCGAGCCTGTACGTTGTGCAGATGTATAAATAGACTTTTGCAGTTGCTCTGTCGTCTGCGTACCGTCTCGAATCATATCTAAACGAGCGTGCATATTAGCATACTCGTCCGACATATTTATAGCTTGTTTGGCAGTTTTAACGACTGCAATACTAGCTAAAGCAGTCTTCAATAGACCTTTCAAAGATCCTAACTTACTTAATTTGTTAGAAGCATGGTTCGAAGCATTCCCTAAATCTCTTAGAGCCAGTTCTTCTTTTTTGAGCCCTGCAGCTGCTAAAGTTGCACTACTTATAAATCTTCCATTGATATCAATAACTCGCCCGGCTTTATTGACGAAATATTGACCAGAATCACCAGCTTTTTTCATAGCGGATTCTTGAGCCTTCATGGCTTTATCTATGCCAGAACCTGCGTTTCTGACACGCTCCATGGTCGCATAGATTTTATTTAAAGTGCCTGTGACTCTATCGGTCAAAGACATGGTTGTTTGTATATTTGCCAATAGAATCACCTCACTTCTTCATTGCTTTTTTACGTTGTAGCCCCTCTTCGTGCATGACTGCAGCGAAAAAGGCTTTTTCTTCTACATCCATATTCACAAATTCACTAGGGCGAATGTAATAGTTTACGAGGGCGAAGTAGGCAAGTTGTGCCTCCGCGTCCTCTTTTATTAGTTTTTTGCCTCGTCAACCTTGTCTTGGAATGTTTGGTTGATACCGCTGAGTTCGGTCACAGCTTCCAAAATCAAGGCGCTTTCGCCCCAGTTAAACATAGTACCGAATAACTCAGAGGCTCCCATTGTTCCATAAGAATCTTGCAATTCTTTATCGTTAAGGTCAGGAACCACGATAGACGCAATACAGATTTCACGGTTATATTTAACACCGTCAAAAACACGCTCTTGACGTCCATTTCGACCAGGCTTATTGACAAAACAACGGTCGTTGATTAAGTCCGCTTCACGAGCGCTCAACACTCGAATTTTAACCGGTTCCTCAAAAGAAGGAAGCAAGACATCCTTAGTCTCTTCCCCTTTTTTGTTTTGTTTCAAAAACGCTTGTAATCCACTCACCACTATTTCCTCCTTGTGTTAGTATGTAATTTCTTGGAATTCTGATAAGATATCAAAATCTTGGAATGTGAAGTCTGTTTCTTCGTCAATAACTTCATCCGCTGATCCATCTAGTTTGAAGATAAGTGATTCTTTGAACAGAACCCCTTTCAAGACAATTGTGTAGCGACCTGCACGAGATGTACGGTCTTCGTTGGTACACTTGATATCAATACGAGGCAAAATACCTTGTTTGACATAGTTTAAAGCCATCGCCTTTAATTCTGGCCGGTGGTAGTACATCTTCAACGAACCTGTACCTTCTGCACCGACAATCTTACCACCCTTCATACGAGAGTTGAGAGGGGTAACATCAGCTTTTGTGTATTCAACCTTTGCTTCTAGCGAGATAAGCTCTGCTAGTTCGTACTGCTTGTCATTGATTGTAAAGAAGACCGTTCCTTCTTTAGCAGACAAAGCATCTAATTGGTTCATAATAGCCATTAGCTAGTTTCTCCTTTCTTAATCACAGATAACCGTCATGTACAAGATTTCCATGGCATCTGTCAAGACAACTGGCAAGTTAACCACGACAGATTCTTTAGTGATACCTTGTGAAATCTCAATATCTTTCGCTTTATACTCCAAGGCTTGCTTCTGAGCAAGTGGGTCAAGAACCATTGTAATGATTCGTTGTTTAAACAACTCACGGCCATTCACGTTGTTTGGTACTTTACCGATGAAGTAGTTCTCAAAGACATACTTGACATTGGTATTGATATTATCCATGGTGCGGACAAGTTTATTCTTACCAAAGATACGACTGTGTTCTGCCGTATAGCTAGTAAATGAGTTCACATCTGACAAGATAATCACTTTTTCATTTCGATAAGCAAAGATAAGCTGACCTTTATTAATGAGCTTTTCAGCCTCCGCTTCATTCTTACGCTCACAGTCGATAGCGCCTGGGTAAGACTTGAATGTATTAGATTGCAAGCCAGCTCCTGCATACTTACCAGCAACGAAGTATACACAGTCCTTAGCGCTTAGTTTCGTACCGTCGCTTAATGTAACCCCGTTACCGACTGATACAACACCTTCATTGTCAGCATCAGTATAATCATTCAGGACTGCAATGACTGAACGACCAGCGTCACGCCATTTCTTGATATGAGCCGTCACAAGTGCTTTTGTTGCGCTTTCGTCAGTACCCAGAGCCAAGACACGGAAGTCTTGAGTATCGAGTTTATTTAGGAAATCTTCAACCTCTGAATTGGTTGTAGTTCCATCGGTACCACCCTCAAGCAAGATTGTTTTATCTTCTGTCGTTAGAGTACCCGTTACGTTCACGTAGTCGTTCTTAAATGGCAAGGCTGTGATGATTTGTTTGTCAACTTCTTTTCCAAAGAAAACTGTCGTCACTTCAAAGCCAGTCTCAACTTGTTTCTTGAAGATAACATGAATATGGTTACCAGCCAATCCTTTGTATTTAGCTGTAACGACCATATCGCTTTCTGTTTTCGTTGCCTGCACCCCAGTGTTATTCACACCATTATAGACAAGGACCTTACCAGTCCCTTTCAAGGCTTCACGAATCGGAAGAAGTTCGTCAATCGGTTTACCAAATAGGCGACGGAAATTACTTGTGCCGTCAACAAGTGTGAAGGCACCAGGCTCTCCCCAAGATCCAGCAATCATAACTGCTGCAATCGTATTGTCTTCCAAAGGAGTAATCACATCATCTCTTGATTCGAAATTGATGTAGGCCTTTGGAACTCGTTTATTTTGTACTGTCCATTGTGCCATTAGTTAGCCACACCCTTTCTCCAGTCTTCTAAAATGCGTCTTACTTCTGCTAGTGAGTATGACTGATCATCTTCCAGCAAAATGTTTAACAAAGTTGCATCATCTTCAAAATACTTGAGTAATGCCTCTTTACCAAATTTATCTTCAGTGGTTGGTACCACTGGTTCGGTTACATAACCTACTTCTTCATTCATTTCCATGAGAAGTTTTACCTATCCTTTCTAATATTTGCATTGTCGGTTCTTCTTCAACCCATCGTACGTATCGAGTAATTGTAAATGTGCATATCAAGTCATTCGCATTGTATTCCACCTTCAAATCATTGATAGGGTGCTTATCCCCTAAATAACGAAAGGAAGGCGAATTAAACACCGTTTCAATCTCTTCAAACTTTTGGTATAAGTCTGTTGTTTTTTCGGTGTAGTAATGCAGCAAGACAATAAAAACCTGCTTATCGTTTTGGTTTGCCAACCGCTTCCGAGTCACAGGTTTCACATCTACAATAAAACAAGGTGTTTTCAATCCTTGCTGGATTTGTTCATCATACACCTTGCACCCAAACACATCTTTGAGTTGCTTGATGACGAGTGGTCTAATACTATAATCCACCTAGCTCCTCCTTTAGCCTCTCTTCGATTTGTTGCGTGATTTGTGGGATTTTCTGTTTAATCTGTTCTTCTGTCAGTCTCATCATGAAGCGTCCTTCTACCCAAGGATTGACCAAGCGTTTGCCTATTGCGGGGACATAACGCCCTACTTGTTGACGGTGTCCACTTTCGACGAAAGAAGCATACTCCATAGGGTTAAATGCGATAACCTCGTACACATTCCCATTTTTGCTTACTTCCATCTTCCACGATTGATTGAGCTTACCAGTTAGGCCCTTTGGTGTTCTCTCCTTAACCTCTCTCAAAAAGGCTAGGCCGATATCTTTAGCAGCCTGCATAAACTCAGAATCAATAATTGCCTGAGCTCGTTCAAGTCGTTTCAAGAACTCTTGAACATCACTATCATCATAGCCACTCATGTCGTCTTACCACAATTTCTTGATGTGCGACATAGACCATCGGGTCTTCACTGGTCAGGTACTGAACACCATCCACGACCAATTTACTACCAGCTTTGATAGCAAATTTAGGCGAACAGAAAATCTTGTGTTCTGTCTTGAGTTGGTGCGCTTCGTTCTGCTCAGTATTCACTAAGTTACGAACAGAGATACGACAGGGAACCTTCTCGTAGATTTCTTTGAACTCTACAAAGTCAGCTCCGTTTGGTTTCGTACTCTCGACAGAAGCAAACACATCCATCTTTTTATCATAGGTCCATTCAATACTTGGTGTTGCCTGAGATAGAACTTCATTGATATTCATCCTACCACCTCAACTTTCTGAACCGCTGTAACTGGCTAGTAAAGTCCAGCAAGGCACTTTCAGCACGTCTGGCAAGATCTGACTTAGCCAATTCAACACGAGTATCTCCGACGGAAATATTCTTGCCTTGTACAGCTTGGTCAGGATTACAAACAACATAAACCATCTGAATGGCCACAAATCGCAACTCTAAAGGAAAATCCTCGCGATTGCAGTAATTGAGAATGTTCTGCATAACTTCATCGACCACTAACTCTTCTAGATAGCATGTATAACGTTGTTCATACAAGTCAATCAAGACCTGTCTAGCATCTTCGTTATGCTTTTGAATTTCTTCCGATGTTCTCTTCTCCATCAGCAGAACCTCTCTTTCTACTTATCGTCCTTAGCGGATTTCTTAGCTAATTTGTCAAGCTCTGCTAGAGCCTTATCACGTTCAGCAAGAGCTTGGTCACGTTCAGCAACTACTGCTCTGTACTCTTGAATAGTGTAAGTCCGTCCGCCTGTAGCTGCTTCTACCACTACATACTCACCGTCCTTAATTTCTACAACATCGTAACCATTTTCCAGGAAGGTTACTTTTTCCAACTCGTCAATGTTGAGGACACGGTTGTCCTTTTTTACTGTTAACATTTTCTATCCTCCTTCTTTAAGGTGCGACAACAAATGCTAGGCCTTCATGCTTAGTCTTGAATAGCAATACATCATCGTAAGATTGTTCGTAGTACAAGTAGTTACCGCTTGAAGAAGCACTTGGTGCGTCAAGTCCTACAAATTCATATTTTTGCGGTGCTGCCATACATGGAATATGAATCAATAAGAAATGGATTTGTTTAGCAGTTGGGTCAACCTTAGCGCCATTTGTGAAGTTATACACGGTCTTCATGCGATCAGATGGAATAGATGGTTCAATCGTCACATCGTCCAAACGACCAATAGAACGGTCAATCACTGTACCTTGGCCGTGGATATTGACTGTACGGCCAAATTGCTTGATGTTCTTGATCATACGTTTAACTGCTGGGGTACAGAAAATAACACGACCTTCTGCTGGTACTCCAGCTTCGTCCATTTGTTCCATCAACTCATCGAAGGTTGAGAGGAAGTTTTCCTCAGTCAAGTTCAATGACTTAATTTGTTTACTTTCTGTATCAAGTTCTTTCTTACGAGAGAACAATTTAGATACCATGAATTTATCCATTTCTGGAACTTTTTCAGTATCGTTGAATGTCTTGGTAATGTTAGCAATGGAAGTAACATAGTTAGTTTCATCAACATCTGATGGGTCTACTAATGTTGACCAGTAACGCTCGTTAGTCAATGTGTATGTTTCCCATTGGTTTTCATAGTTAGCGTCAATATTCGTAATCGTGCGACGTGTACGGTCTTTACGTCCTTCTTTAATCAAAAGACGTGGTACTTTTACTTCTTTAGCGCCTGTGAACTTCAAAAGTGTGTTGGATGGAGAGTTCCATAGCTTTTGAGTGAATAACAATCCGTTTTCACTGTAGCGTTTTTGCAAACCTTGTTGGTAAGCCTGTGCATAGTTCAATGTTGCTGGCATATCTGTTCCTCTTTTCTATTTTTTGATTATAGATCTGACGTAAATGCATTAATCATCTGCGTTGTCAGGTCGTTAGCAACTGTTTCTTCTTGTGTTGTTCCTTGTGGCTTAGCACCAGCGATGTGTGGTTCTACAGCCTTTTCTGGAGCAAATAAAAAGCCTTTAGATTCCTTCAAAGCTGTTAACTGTTCATCTAATCCAGTCACCGCTCCGTTGTCACCTAATCCCAATTTAGACTTATCTAGTAAACTAGACACGATTCCAGCGTCATGAACCTTACCACTCAAGTGCATTTCAATAGCATGATCTAACTGCATTGTCTTGAGTTGCTGTTCATGTTCCTTCTGTTGTGTCTTGTACTTACTGTCCAAGTCTGAGTATTTTTGTTGTAGGTCAGCATTGCCCTCAGCGTCTTGTTTGAGCTGTTTCATGTCCTTATCACGCTCTTTCAACTGCTCTTGCAAGCCCTTGGCGTTGTCTTCTGCAGCAGACACCTTCGCTTGTAAGTCCTGTGTTGATTTCCCGTGTTCAGACATAACTGCTTCAACTTGTTCTTCAGTCAATCCTAACTGTTCCAAAAATTTACGATTCATTTCTTTTCCTCCTGTACGTTTGTTTTAACGTGGCAACGACCACGACATTTTGGTAAAGTAAAAAAGCCTTTTAACGCCATGCTCAGGGCGAAAGAAAACCGTACGTAATTCCATACGGTTAGAGCATAAGAAAACCGCCTCGATTTCGACGCGGTTAGGTTATTTATTTTTCAATTGTTTTAGTTTCTTTCTGTATTCAATTCCGACTTTTAGAGTTGAAATGACTGTTGAAATCACTTCAAATAATTTAATTATTGCGAACAAAATTAACGCAAAAAATATAATCCAACCTAATAAAATTGATACTAAATCCCAAATAAACATGTTTTACTCCTTTTAATGTCACAATCAATCAACTTTATACGATAATGAATGAATGTCGGTTAATAATCTAGGTAGTAACTCAATCACACTGAACGTATCCGTCCCATAAATATTTAACTCTAATTTCACTATCGCTGAGTCATTTTCGCTTGATCCTGAAAATCCTACGTTAGTTATCCCAATTCTTGCTGTATCCATTTTTTATCCTTTCTGAGTACAAAAAAAGCACTTAGATTTCTCTAGGTGCTGGAATAGGCGGGACGGGAATTCCCCGCTTTTCAGATACCCAAAGGGTGCGTAGTTCCCGATATTTCTCTACTTCTATTCTTTATCTATATTATACACCTTTTGATCAATAATGTCATATTTTTTCGATTTTTTCATAATCTTTTTTAATCGTTTATTATTTTTATTTTTGTTTCTAACCATAAAATGAAAAATGAATTGACCATTTTTATCTTCAATACCTGCTTCAATAAATCTATTTTCGTCAACCTTCTTATTTAGTAAGAATGCGTTATTCATTCCTAATATATCCTCAGAAACAAAATCAGGTCTTTCGATTACCTCTTTTATCTTGAAAAACTCTTGTAAATGAATTTGATCTCTATGTTTAGTTAGTGCGTAAGCTATCATGTGGTTAGGAATAATTACCTCTCTATTACTGTAATCACCAAACAAATCATGATTAAATAAATTACCTAGAGAATAGTGAGGTTTTAACATCTTTGTCAACTCTTGTTTAGATATATCGTCTTTATCACGGGACACAGCATAAACAAAGGTCATGTCTTTTTTAAATTCTTGATAAGAAGCAGATGGGGTAGACACAGTTTTGGATTTTTTAACACCCCTAAGAACAGCTTCCCCTTCACGCTCCCATCCTGCAAAGATTTCGTCCAGAGAACGTTGCTCAGTGGCTAGTTTTACTGAGCCGTCGTTTTGCAAGATATTGAAGTAAGGACTAGGCTTATCAGACTTAACTGCAGGCCTGATGGTAGAACGGCAACGAACATGAAAAGGCGGTGCGGTTCGCCCTGGTTCATATTCCTTGACAGGATAAACCTTATGATTTTCTGACTGGCAAATCTCACTTGTACGACTGTCTAATACCGCTACAATTTCGTAGTGGTCGCCACCTAATTCCTTAATAGTATCTAGCGTCGCGAGGTTATTGTAAAAGGTCGTCTCAGTTCTGACAAGCGTATCTGCTCGATGATAGGCGACTCCTGTACGCTCAGAAAGAGCCCTAGCCATTCTATCAATAGACCAGCCACCTGTTAGGCCTTTATTGATTGTATCACTGATAGATTTATAAACAGCTGCATCATGCCCCCACACATTCGTTGAGAACGTTCTACCGCTCCAGTTACTCCCCATCTTATGCTTAACCGCATCTACACCCAATATTGGTTTCTCTATGATTCCGAAGTGTGCCAAGTTCTTAGCTTGATGGATTTTACCTTTGATGTAGATGTCGCTCAGAGCCTCTGTAACCTTGTCATGTATGCCGTCTGGCTTTCCGTATAGCTCAGCCGTCAGACGCTCAATTTCGGCCAGCAAAGCCTCCTTGCGACTGATACGATGGCGGTAGCTCAAGGCATCCAACAAAGGAGTCGGTGTGTCAGGATTCAAGGCCATCTCACGGAACCTTTCAAGGGTTACATGCTTAAATTCTCTACGCTCTTTATCCGTCAGATATTGCTTAGCCTCTGCATGAGTCATCTTGTTATCAACTGCATACCTCGCATAGAACTTCTCAATCTCAGAAATCAGCTGATGTTTATAGTCTGCTAAAGATTGGCCAATCTGGGCCATGTACCTATCCGCTACTATCTGAGCGTTGTGTTCCTGTTGTAAAGCACGTTCAGTCCAGTACTCATCTATCTTTTTCTTGTCCTTGGTCGTCATCGTCATCCTCTACCTTTTTGAAATTGGTCTGAGAGTATGGATCTTGTCCTTGTTCCTGTTGTTTTTTCAATCGTTTCTCAACCTCTGGTTGATACCACGGATGTTGTTCACGAATACTTAGGTCGTCTAAGATACCGATTGAGTTCACACAATCTTGAATAGCTTCAGACTCGTTTGAAATGATGTCACGGTTAAAGACATAAGTAAATTTAGATGCGTCAAATGCTACTCCTTTGTTAGCTGCATACTGTTCTACGAACCAAAGGAATTGCTTGATACCTTTTTGGAACTCATTTTCTAGCTCGTTACAGTCCAAATCAAGGTCTGTATAGCGCCATTTAAGAGCCTGACCACTTGCATTTCCTAAATTATCATCTTGCGTATCAATGGCTCGTGCAGCCTCATACAAGAACTTACGAGAGCGTTCGATATCTGCTTCAACTCCGCTAGTATCATTGTCTGCTTGCAGGGTATCTACACCACCATCACTAGAAACTTTGATAGAGCGGAACTTGTTCAGGTTATTCATGAACTCGCCCAAGTCTGCGCCCTGATAGTTTTTCAAAACATAAATCAACTTCGGCATATCTGCCAGCATATCAGCATTAGTAGACATTTGAAGTTGAATATTATCAATCAAAGACTTGGTTTGGACTAAAAGACCGTCCTCATACTCGTTGTAACGGAATGGAATCAGAGGCACTTTCTCCCAAGTATAAGGAATCCGTGTACCGTCTGCGTTGACATAATAAAAATTCCCCTTGGTCTCCTTGGATAGCGGATTGAGTTCAAGGTGTGAACCTGTCCAGATATAATCTGTAATTCCTTGTTCATCGTAGTATTCTACAAAGGTTTTAGTCTTCTTCACTCCGCTTTCATAAACTGCTTGTTTGTAGACACGTACAAAGGCCGATAATTCCAAATGACGCTCATCTTTCCAAAAAGGGATAATCTGTTCACTTGGGATTTTAAACAAGCGTAGACGGCCGTTCTCGTCGTAATAAGGCAAGCCATAGGCTATCCCTTTCATCACCGCCTCTTTACCGAGTGACTTGATGGTAGATAAAAGGTCCTCATCAAACACGCTATCGATAAAGGCTTGGGATTTTTCTCCCTCAAGCGAGATTGTCGGTTGTTTAGAAAACAAATAACCGACCTTCTGGTCTACCAACTTCTTAAACAAACCCAATTCGATCCTTGAGTTCGTCCGCCAGTCTACATCTACTTTTTTATTTCGAATAGCGGTGCGATTTCGATAGTAGTCGTAAGCCTCTTTCATCATGCTTACTTTCTCAGATGCCTGATGTTCCTTTATCTCAATCTCTAGTATTTCATTTTGGGTCGTATTCTTAATCAACAACCGCCTGATTAACCATTTAAACCAATTACTCAACATTTCTCCTTCTCCTACCAGAATGATATTCCTGGCTGTCTCATATCGTCTTCAAACGCATATCTAGTTGCGTCGATTGTGTGGTCATTTATTTCTTCTAGTTTAGGCTTGGGGTTTCCATCACGGTCAACTGCATAGTCGGCGCTTTCGAACTCTCTTGCAATGTTCGGTGTACGTTCTGGATCTATCACAATCGCATCCAAATCATCCAACCAGCGTTCTCCATACTCACGACTATCAGGACCTTTCTTAGCACCTTGGACAAGTGGAATATTCAGCTGCAGTTTTAATTCATCAATCGACTTAGGCTCTGCGCTATCACAAGTTATCATCTGAGATTGATAGCCTTTCTCACGGATTCTTTCAGCCAATTCACGGTTGCTAATCTTTACGCCGTAAATCTCATCGATAGCGTAGATAACACGTTTCTTCTTGTCGTAATGCCATCTCACAAAAGCCAGAGGGTCGTTGGCGTAACCAAAGTCGTTGCCTTGCCGAATGTTATCAAACCTTGCTATCTCCTCATCTGTAATCTTGCGGAATACCAGATTTTCAAAAGGTGCTACACCCGAACCGATAGCCTCGCCCAAATACTCCCAACGATAACGCTTCTCAGAACGCTTTCTCGTAGCCTCTGCTTCTTCTATGAAGGCTTGGGATATATATGGGTTATCCAAGTAAGTTGAATGGTGTACGTGGGTATTAGGAGGCTGTATGACGCTTTCATATTTCTTATTCACCCAAGATTGTTTTCTTTTCGGTGGATTGTAAGAGTAAAAGAACTTATAAAAAAGACCATCAGCCAATTCTCCACGTAAAAGGGAGTTGGTGATTGTCTTTACTTCATCTTCAGTTTTAAACTCAGCAAGCTCTTCAATCCAGCCAATTGCAAACGGAAAGCGACTGTCTTTCAAGGATTTAATACGCTCTGGATCTTGTGCACCACGGAAGATAATATAATTTCCTCTTAGGATATAGGTTATTTTCAAAGGGGACTTATTAATCTTAAATAAATGACTAACCCCTTGCTCACTAATCGCCCATTTCAATTGTTCATAGACCGATTGTTCTAAGGTATTATCCGTCTTACGAATACACACCGCGTTGACTGGATAGCGCATAATTAGTTGAATGATAGTATGTCCTAGGTCGCTTGACTTACCAGAACCACGCCCACCTTTTTCAACCACATGCAAGATTTTTGGGTCAAATGCTGCACGCCACATAGGATAAAAAGCCTTTGGGATAAATTCACTCATTCTACGCTTCATCGTCAACTCCTATATCATCAACGAATTGAACAGCTGAAGACATCTCGATTTCTTTTCTCTCTAAATATGCTCCATTTACTCTGAATATGTGGTCCAGAGAACGTTGTCTTTCTTCAATTGTCGGAGTAAATTCATAAGTCGTTTCTGATACCTCCACACCTTCAGCAGTCTTTACAGTTTTTTTAGAATAGCCTTGTTGAGTTTCCCCTCTAGCAATACTAGCAGAGATTGCCAAGGCTTCTGCGATTGACATCGAACGTTCGTCAAAAAGTTCTTCTGTACGTTTTTTAATGTATTCAGAAATGTCAACTTTTGTCAACAATCTTTGTCCTATAGACCTCGCTGTTTTATCAGAATACCCTGCTTTTATCGCAGATTGTGTTGCGTTTCTACTGATGATGTACTCATCAGCGAAGTGTCTTTGTCTTTCATTCAATTTTCCATCACCACCTTTCAAATAATCAAAAAAAGCCACACGATGTGCGACCTTTTCAAGACCTCTCACTGCGAATTAAAATCGCAATTGGAACGACAGGACTCGAACCTGTGATGTCTCAATTCCCTAAGCAGGACTTAATCCATCTGCCATATATCCATTAACCAGCATGAGACTACTGCTTTAAGCGAGTGACTTTTGATAACTTATAGTTTATTACCTTGTCCACAAATATTCCTACTTGTATCACTCATGCACGATTGGTTAGACCAATCACTCCTTACATCACAAACTACTAAGCCATTTTTCAATTGACGAAGACCCCGCTAAAAGTCTAAGCTGCTTTACTCTTTGACTTTACTCTCATCCTTGCGAGACTTGAGTAGGCAATCTAATTGCCGAAGTACACTTTCGTTTGTGACGGGCGATGACTTTTGCTTTTTTTGAGTTTTTTCTATCTTGAATAGCTTTTAAAATATAAAAATCATCTTTCATCTATCACAGACACGCATCGCCATGTGTTTCATTCTCTTTTGAAGAACAAAATGCACAGCGCCTGCTTGTTATCGATTGTTTTGCGGACAATCAACTCACCTTACATACTTTTGGGAGGCGCCCAATTTTTGTAAGATATGGTATTAAGCTCTTGTTGCACCTCGAACCAAATACCTCTTTCCTCTTATAGACTCGTTTCACAGCCAAACTGCCACGTTTGCATTTCCTCAGCACCTTGCCGTTGGAATCTCTCTGCTTTAACTTCGCCTACCTATTCCAAAACTGAAATAGTTAAGATTAAATTGCTTAGATTGACCATTACTGGCAGGATGTTTGATAGATTTAAAAACATCCTTTTCCTGAGTTACCACAGATTATCTAGGCTAAGCCCTAAAAATGCAAAGCGACTACTACCTTGCGTGTTAATTAGTAATCATTTTGAAAGTTTTCCTTTTTTGTAGTCTTTAACGGCGATGCCCGGAATCGAACCAAGGGAAACATAGGAGAGAAACCACTTGCCTGTCACCGCCAAAACGAGACCGAAGCCTCGGAAAAATATAATAAAGTATAAAGGAGACGTCAATGAACGAAATAGAGGGAGGGACTCGAACCCTCAATGCCTTTACGACACCCTGATTTCAGGTAACCATCTACCAAATTCTGAGACCTCTCTTTTCAATTCTTGACACTACCATTCTAACAGATTTTTAGAACCGTGCTGTTCCAAAAAGTCCCATACGATCACTATGAGGTTAGATGACTTCTTCCAAAGCTAAGACCGCCTCATTTTTTAACCTGTAATAGGTTGTACGACTCATCTTCAAATCATAACAAACGCTATCAGCGGTGCCTTTGTTGATGTAAGTCATTCTTAATACCGCCCTGTGCTTGGGATTTTTAAGCCTGTTGATCATTCTACCTAATTCAAGTTTTCTGTTAATAACCTCTTTAGTATCCTGCTCTATAGCCTCTTTCATCACTACCAACTGAGTATAGATATCATCAACTTTTCTAGTCTGTCCACCTTGGACTTTGACACCTGACCACTTAGGACTTGAGAGCAAACCTGCCTCAAGCTCATTGATTTCATCTATACGGCTTTGGATGTCCATGTCAAGGTCTTGTAATTCTTTCAATAGCTCTTTAGCCTTGTTCACTCTCTATCTCCTTTGTGATATAATAATATTATTGAGATTATAGCTGAGGCAGAGAGTGCCTTGGCTTTTTTATTTTATTCTTTATTCGTGATCACACTACCTGCACCGTTGACAGTGACCCAGCCATGCTTCTCTCTGGCTTCTGCTTCTTTCATCCGGATAAGATTATCTGTGATTGAGTCTGACTTAGCTTTGTTGGCCTTGGCTTCACCTTCTGCTTTGATGATACCTGCATCTGCTTCTGCTTGAGCTTGAACTTTCTTGGTATCGGCTTCAACTTTAGCTTTTTCCTGCTCCTGTTTAGCTGTATCTATTTCCTTTTGTTTGACCGATTCATTTTTGATTGCTGCTTCAATCTCATCGCCTGCGTCTTGGTCAGTGATTGTAAAGGATACAAACTCCAAATCGTAAGACTCAAATTTTTCTTTGAGAGCTTTATCAATCATTTCATAAACTTCAGTACGCTTGTCACCGAGAATATCATAAATATCGTAATTTCCAGTTACAGATTCAATAGCACGCTGAACAGCAGGAGATACTACACTATTATTCACGTTTTCTAAGTCTGTGTAATTAGAGAAGACCGTCATAGCCTTTTCTTTATTGACTCGATATTTCACATCAATATTGGTATTGAGCCACTGACCATCTTTAGTTTGAGTAGTGATTTTTTCCATCGTCTTAGTTTGAACAGAAGTGGAGAGAGTGTAAACCTTGTCGATAAATGGCATTTTTAGATGATATCCTGTTTGCAGGGTATTTTCTTGAACACCTCCAATCGCGCTAACCTTAACCCCAACCGTATTAGCTGGGATTCGTTTCACAGCCGTGAGACGAAAAATCCCAAGTGAAGCAACCGCTGCAACTGTAATGATACCGCCCTTGGCAAGTTTTGTAAGTGTCGTTTTTCCTGTTTCGTTATTGTATTGTGTAAACATTGTTTTTACTCCTTTTTTAAATTATTTTCCCATCAAAAACTAGTGTTATTGTACCTGTACCATCTTTGTGTTTAGATACTAAAGTACGACAATCTGAGCCTAATTCAATACCCTCAATTGTGATACTGCGCTTTATCCTGTCAACATTGATAATTGTTCCCATTAATGTTTTAATTCTCATGTTCCATCTCCTCGATAAGCCAGTCAAGATTCTTTCTGGCTTTCTTCAGGTCTTCAAGACCGTTTTTCTTCTGGAATCGCAGTTGATACTTCAAGGCATTTCCAAGATAAAAGCCTTTCAGCTGTTCTGGTGTCATGAAGTTCCTCAAAACATTGATAGATTCCATGCCAAATCTGCCTTGGTAGTGGCTTGGTTTATTTATGTTATCAATTATTTCTGGGTACATTAGATAACCTCCAAAAGCTCTGGATTTTCGTAGATGTTACCGATGATTTCTTCATGCTCAGTCCACGCATACCCACTTAGCAATCCCTTTAGATATATAGCAGGCATTCCGCCTATGTATGTGCCACCGTATTCTTTTTCTAAATACACTTCATGTGGACATCCTCTTGTACATTTTATAATATCTCCGACAAATACTTCCTTGCCGTTCTTATCCTTGAGTCCTGTTGATTGCATAAGTGTGATTTCATCAAACTCTACTGACATTTCTGTATATCTTTCAGTATCTCCCTGCTGACAGATATCCACGAACTTGCTATCGAACGAAATATTAGTAACGTCACACATCCATTTTAACGACTTCATCCACGCTCTATATTTCGGTATCATCCCAAATCCTCCTCTTTGACAAATGAGCCATCAATCCAACGACCCTTGCGGTATTTGATTTCTTGGTAAGCCAGTTCAAAACATTCTTCGAAGCTATAACCAAGTGCTTTGCTGATTGATTTTAGATAGCCGATTGAATGCGTTAAATTATATCGACACATTTTCTTGCTGGTTAAATCCTTATTCAATTGAAAATTACTAATGTTAGCACTCAACCATTTAAAGGGAAGCATCACATCTTTATTTTCGATGAAACTTACTTCCTCAAAAATCTCCTGCACATCCTCTTTTATCAGCAACGCAAGCCCGACAATCACAACTGCGCAATCTCCGATACTATCCTTTGTCAGTTTCTCATTCTTCTTGAGATAGCCTGCGCATAACTCACCGAACTCCTCGCTTAATTTCAAAGACTGCTTGTCTAACCGTCCACCGTTCTCTAAATCACGGTCTATAAACCATTGTTTGACTTTGTCTATTGTGTTCATGATAACTCCTAAAATAATTTTATTTTCTTCTCGTAAACATCAAGTCTCTGTTTAGCAATATTGAAGATGTCTCTATCTAACTCGCAACCTACATACTCAAAACCTAATTCTTGACAAGCGATTAAACTACTTGCTGAACCAACATGAGTATCAAGAATCTTGTCTCCGTCTTTTGCGTAAGTTTGAAGTAACCAAAGATAAAGATTTATCGGTTTTTGTGTCGGATGGATTCTAACCTCATTTAAGGCCTTATTTCCTTGTTGTATATGACCTTCAGATATCGACTTTCCTTGCATCATACCATTCCACATATAGCGAAACAGCCGTATACTATCATGTAAGCTGCAGTACGCTATCTCACAATCTGAGAAACTTGACTTGCCATTAACTTTGTCCCACACGATACGGCCAGGCCCGAAAGAGTAGTCGAAGTAGTTCACACCCCAAATGATTTGATTTTTTGAAACTCTAAATAACTCATCAAAATAATCTCTATTTGGAATTTTCCACTCCGAGGTTTTGCCATACAGTCTATTGACACCAATCGGACTGACTTTTCGACCATAGTATTCTCTTTTTTCTGGACCAGAAAAATATGGCGGATCGACAATAGCTAAATCAAAATAGTTGTCAGGATATCTTTTTATGACGTCCATACAATCTTCGTGAAGAAATAATTTCACAACATCACCTCATCCCCAACTTTCACTTTCTCATACACGTCCTTCGTAACCACAAACACACCGTAGTCACGAATCGTAAGCGTGTATAGCTTGCCATGCCGTCCTTTCTCAACGACCTTACCGAATATCTCTGCGCCTGCGTTATCTGCCTTGTAGATAACCATCGGCTTCTTTTCTTCCAAATCTCGAATCCTGTCCATCTGCCAGATGTTTAATCCAGCAGATAGTAGAATCCAGATAGCTATGAATCGTTTCATGTTAGTCACCTCTCGATTCCATAGTATTCATAACCGCATGGCACACAGCAAAATCCATAACTATTAAAGTATTCATCAAATACTCCAATTTTGCTATCGCAAATAGGACAATGCGTCCTGCGATATCTTTCTTCTTTGTCCAGACCGTTAAAAATTTTCTTTTTACGTTGACGCTTATTCATCACTCAACCTCCTTGTCCTTAATTTCTCCAGTAAGTCTATTTTCTAAAATATGACTTGTATAGCAAATATCGTTTTTATACGTATAGTGATCAACGGTTTCTTCAACCCATTGATTTTTAGTGTACGGGTATCTTCATATTACCACCTCATATATAAATATTTCGTATCAATATCTTGTTCTAGAATACAGTCCCTTAACGATCTCAAAACATCTAATGCATCGCTAACTGTTCCCCATCTATTTTCAGGTTCATACTGCACATAATTTTCAGGGTACCGTTCTAATTCAGAGATACCGCGTTGGATGTTATTTACAATATCAGCAATATTGTATATAGCACCTTGGTCAAAATCCCAATCCATAGCCACCCTAAACATCTTCCCAAGATTGTAGGTCGGAGAACTATATCTAGGTTCAGCAATACAGATATATTGTCCGTTTTCTATTTTCGCTAAGATTTCCAAATCATAACTCATTACTCCATCTCCTCCATCTTTACTTTATACATTCGATCACCTCGATACTTGCTCTCGAGCTGAGCCTTGCATTTGGCAGCATCGCCCTTTTTCTTAAAAAAGTGAGTTTCGTCTACCATGTTGTCAAAAAATAATGTTACTGTATATGACATTTTTACCTCTTTTTTCTAAACTGCTACCGTGCTACCGATAAATTCTAAAAAGTAAAAAGTTTTTCAAGAATCCCTATTTTATAGGCTTTGTTTATTATTACTATTATTTTATATACTTTTTTTAAAAATATAGGTAGAAGAGTAGCATTATATATAAATATTAAACAAAAGTCAGTAATATCAAGGGGTTAGACTACTACCGATGTGCTACCGATGTCTCATTTTATCGGTAGAATGCTACCGATCTACCCCTCAACTGCTACCGATGACTACCGATAAATTTTTAATTGCTACCGATTAGATTTTTCCGAATCTTTCACTCTTACGAACCCTTTTGTACTTTTACCTCCTGCCCGGAAAACACTTTTTTTCCAATCAGGATGATTATCCATAATCATGTTAATCTTCGTTGACAACTTCCTGTCATTCGAATTTCTCATAAATAAGTTGTACATCATTTCACGAGTTGAGACCTTATCTAGTTTTTTACTTCCAGGATCAAAGTCGCTACTATTATCGAAATATTTACTTGTGTATTGATGTTGTTGCTGAATAGACCAGTTTTGCCAATTTTCAGGGACGGGCATATCAAGATATTCAAGTACTTGTAATTCAACTTCATCACGATACATGAACTGTTCACGGTAGATATTCAGTTCATCCTCTGTATTTTCATCAAACATCAAATCAGCACCAGCACGATAAATTGTGACAGCCTCGCCCCAGATTTGTTCAATTGTCTCCGGCTCGATTTCCATTGGATGTTTTTTTTGCCGTTTACTATCTGCCATAACTGGTAGAAAACGACGTTCACCCGTCTTGTCTTTTAGATATTCTTTTTGATTAGTAGTCCTGGCCAAAATGAAATTTTTGGCGAATTCCTCGGTCCGTTTCATATAAGGTTTACGGTAGCGTAGGCTAGTTTTTGAGACAAAGGCTTTTGTTTCAGCGAAATTCATTCGATTACTAGCAACCATTTCATCATCATTAACAATCAAGGATTTCAGCATGATATCGTAATTGTCTTTGTTAGCAAAATCCGTGACTGAATCTGTGTACCATGCTCCACCTAACTTTTGGAGGAGTGAGGTTTTCCCAACACCCTGACCACCGACCAGATCAAGAACATAGTCAAATTTAACGTAGGGGTCATATACTTTAGCAACCGCACCGACCAACCACATCTGAGCAATCTTGGAAACTAGGGGAATGTCCTCAGCCCCCAGGTAAACCTGAAGCATTCGGTCAATTCGTTTACGACCATCCCATTTTTCAGCAGCCTTTTCCATGTACTCAACGACTGGATTGTAAGACCGTTCTGAAAAAAATGTCTCCATGCCATCTAGCATCGCCTGGTTAGAAAAGGCCACCCCCAGCACGCTTTCAAAATAAACCTTTACAACTGAATCAAAGTTGGAGGGCAACTCCCCTTTTTTGAAAAGGGTATTACCTATCTTGATGTCTTTGAGAAGTTCATGCTCTTGGGAAAAATCGTTGTGCTTTAGGTAAATACTCAACTGATCATCAGCCTTGAAAGACATCAGCACATTACTTGGGCTATTGGCCTTGATGTCTCCCTTGGCGGTAGTTATCATCTTAGGTTGTGAGTCAATACTTACTACATTACCAATCACAATCACCTCCTATCTTTCTTAATCATACTTTCAACCGTTCGTGTCACCTCTCTGTCTGATAGAGGATTTGGGCTGTTTGTATTGGCCAACCTGGCCAACTGTAAGACAACCTCATCATCAACTGCCCTGAATAGCAGGCCACCAACAAAACTTGCCAGCTTGTCATTTCGTCCCCCTTCGTCACCAAAACCCAGGGCAATAGTCTCAAAGAGGTCTGTGGTCTGGGTTCGGCCCCTAGTATGTGACCGTCTGGCCAAGTCTCTAAGACCGTCTTTACCATCATACTTATAGCCGTGAGTTTCGCCATACTCTTTTTTTATAGCCTGGATTAATTCTTTTGAAGGAGTAACCATCGTACCACCTTCCTTTGACTTTTCCAGATCCCATTCATACTGCCCTTTTTCTGTTGCTGACGGAGCAACCAAAACATAATTGTTTTCATGGGCCTTAATATCAACGCCTGGTAAGAAACTAATCATTTGCGTGATAGGGGCATCCTCTCTCTTGAAGTAAAAGAGGTGTTTTCCACCGCTTGCCGTCTTAGCTTGCAGTGTCGGTTCAATCAATCCCAGATATTTCCATTTTTTAAGTGACTCAAAGCCGTTGGATTTGCCGTGCTTATCGATATCAATAACAAAGAAGTTAGTTGTTTTTAAAGCGATATTTGCGTTGGGGTAGCCGTCCCAAAAGTTTTCAATCTCAGATGGAGTCATGGCTGGCTTATCAGCAAAATCAATCAAAGGCATCTTGTTTTTAGGATTGATTGGAATGACTGAGAACCCTAACTTTTGATACTGTAATGCGTATTCTTTCATCGATGGCATGATTACTTCTCCTCTTTGTAAATATAAACAAGTTCTTGGGCCATATAATTTGATTGATATTCATCTTCAGTCATTTTTAAATAAAATAACAACGATTGATAAGCCTCTTCAAATGTATTGAATGGTCCTAATCTTTCATCAGTTTCATCAATGACCCAAAACTTGCTATTTTTTAGAAAGGGAGGTCATCTTCATCAATATCAGCTTCAGTCAGCGGTTGTGCTTCTTCTTCTTCAAGGTCATAGTTTCGGAACTCACGGCCATCTTTCCCCTTAGTCACAGAGATAACAAGGTTGTAGTAAGAGCCAACTGCCTTACGTTGTAGAGCCTCTTCCAAGGCTTTACCGTCTTCTTCATTTCCTTGCATACTGTCGCCAGCAAGGACCAAGGCTTTAATAAAGAATTTCATGGTGCGTTCAACTGCCCAGTTAAGATTCTTACCGTTCCATTCAGTCAGTGTGCCAAATGTTGCAAATTCCGAGCGTCCACTGTAATCACCGCCACGGATTTCAAATTGATAACCAAGGCTTTCCCAGCCTTTGTCCGATACGTTGAAAGTTGCTTTCTTCAGGACTACTGGATAAGTACCAGCTGGGATTGGTGCAGGACCGTTGGCGCTGTCTTTGCGTGGGTCAAAGCCCTCTTTTTTGATTGATTTTGCGATATCTAGTAAGCTCATGTGTATTCTCCTTTATTTCTTAAAATAGTTCATCATCAGAGGCAACTTCTTTCTTAGGCGCCTCTTTTGGCTTTTCGGTTTTCGCTGGTTTAGTTGTCTTAGCTACTTCTTTCTTTTGCGCTGGCTTGCCCTTTGCAGGCTCAACAGCCCCACGGATAGTTGCCAAGATTTTCAAGATGGCCTTGTCATCAACCTGGTCCGCATAGTAGGTCTTACGCTTGCGGTCAACCTCACGATTGTAGTTATTTCCGATTTTCTCAGTGTGGATCATCAAATCAGAATTTCCGTTGATAAGATTGACATACTTATCTTTCAAGCTTGGTTTGTCTTTGGTAGCATTGCCGTTGTCATCATATTCAGATACCTGACGGCTGATGTAAATAACATTCATTGGTAAGGCTTTGAGGTCAATGACTAATTCTGTGATAGCTTGATTGAAAAAGTCGTAACCTTTACCGTATGGAATTTCTGACAAAGATTTCAAACGTGGTTTACCTGGTGGAGTCAATTCATCACAGACAGCGATCTTAATCATTTCAATGACATCATCAATAACGTCAATGACCACTGTTTCATAAGAATGTTTTTGCGTCTGGAGAGCAAGCAAGATTTCTCCAAGCTGCTTAATTACTGAATTGGTAATTCGTCCCTTGTCATCTTTTTCATTGATCAGCTGAATGCTTGGAACAGTGTTAGCTTCTGCATTCCCGTCTGTGTTCAAAACGATTGGATTTGGGAATTCATTTGCAAGATAAGACTTTCCGCTCATGGTTTCACCGTAGATGAAAAAATTTCGTGGGGTATCTTTAGGAACTTGTGGTTTATTTGCTGGAAGTGTAAATGCCATAATTATAATCCTCCCAAAATATCTTCGATTAAATCTTTAATGGATGGAATATCATGCTTGATAGGTTCAACTTCTGATCCGTTCGGATAACTCATCTTGTATTCAATTTCCAGGGCGACAATCTCGCAGTCAAAAGCTGCAGCGAGAGCCTTGTAAGTCTTTTTGCTTCCCTCATATTTTTCACGGGGGATTTTTAAACAGTGAGTGATGCAGCAATATTCTGCTTGAAAGGCTAGACTCCCACGGTCTTTATAAGATTCAAGAAATTTTCCGGTTTTACGGCTACGAAATACGATCATTTCAGTTTTTTTGTTCATTTTGTTTTCCTCTTTTTTTACTTTCTTTATAATAAAATTCGATAATATTCACATCATGCTGCTGCCGTGAACCAGTCACGCGCCACAACAATTGACGATAGTCATCATATTCACCAGAAGACTTATCCACCGGATCCAGCACGACAACCGTTTGATATTTATGCTGCAGACCATCAACCCCCACTCCAAGAACTTGACTGGTAGCAACCACGATTTTCTTATCAAGTCCTTCTTGGATATCGCCCGTCCAGATGCCAATATCTGGATGCCGTTCTCGGATAACATTTACAATCTGTTTAGATTTGCTGACAATCAGCATATCGTGTGGCGCTCGTTCGATTAGTCCATCTAATTTTAATAGTAGGGGCGTATCAGCGTAGACTGGTTTTAATTTTGGAAAATCAACTGCTACACCCGTTTGATTAAGATAGCGCTCAAAAGTCTTTCTTCCAAATGATTGTTTAGCCATTGCAGTCTTGCCATCTACCCTTACAAGATTTAGCTTTCTAAATTCTGCAAGCTTATCGGTGTTCCCTGGTTCTACCTTGACCGGATAAAACTTAATCTCAAAACCGTTGTTTTCAACTGCATTTTCGATTTCTTCGATTTCTTCCCATCTGAAGAAATTTGGCAGATCTGAGATGTATTTCTCATAATCTCTAAAATCTTCCCACCTTTCTTTTGAATAACTAAATGGATCATAGACCATTTTTCCATGAGTCTTTTGCCAGTCAAATTTATTATTTGGGGTTGCCCAACCAAATACCGTTTTTTCAAGCGGATAGAAATTTTGTCCTTTTTTCCGGATTGGCGTCGCTGAAAGACCTATCGTGTATTTTCGCTTTATCTTGCGATATAAGGCCACCTGCTTATCACTCGACATATTCTGCCACTCATCTATTATCAGCACGTCACAGGCTAATTTATGCCCCTTTTTGATTAGATTTTGAAGATATCTATCTGTCTGAATGATAATCTCAACACCTTTATCAAAATTCATAAACTTGACTGCATCTATCCAACCATTCAGAATAGCTAGTCGATTGTTTGTGATGATGATTTTTTTAGCTTTTTTATGTTTTGCAATAGCAAGTGCACAGATAGTTTTGCCTCTGCCCCCAAGAGCCTCTAAAAAGATTCCATTAGATAAATGTTCACTTCTTTTAATCGCTTCAGCTTGCCACTTTCTTAGCGTTATTGTGATACTCACTCACCACCTTTCCTATATCATGAACCACTTCTTCAATATCATTTCTCATTGCCCAAAATAATCCAAGTCTTGCTGCCGCTCTGACATCTTGGTGATGACTCTTATCAAATTTCCAAAGGCCTAAGATTTTTAAAAGGTCGTCTGGAATATCTGACTTATAGCCTGCGTTGAATTGAAGAATAGCCTCCGGATAACAAAGCTGGATATAAGCGATGGTTTCCGCCACACTGTTGTCCTTTGACTTATCGTTGTCTCTTGCTCTAAATTCTTCAACAATCACTACATCGAACTCAAGGCTAGTTCCGATTTCATGGAACCAATCTGCGAAACCTCTCATACCATAAGAAGCTACCCAACTATCGACTAATCTCGCATTGTCTAATAAGACAATCCCTGTTGTTGAAGTTTCAACTTTATTGCTACTTGGATCAATCGCTAGAATTTTCATCAAACACCAACTTTCTCAGTCAGCACTCCTGGATAAAGGGCAGTGTTAAACCAATTTTGTTTATTTACCTTTGCAAAGGCAAATAGCGATTTAACTTCTTTTACTTGCTTCTCAAATTTTCGAATATCTTCCTCCGATTCAAAGATAGGTTTTTTCTTGTATTTAGCAACTGTGACCAGCTTGTATTCCGGAGTGAATACTGGCTTTTCATTTCCTTGATCAAGATTTGTTTCGTCTACTTTCACAAAACGAATCGCAACATCAAATAGAAAATCTTCAGTAACAAGTACTTCAATTGATTCTGGTCCAATCACAACTGCTAGTGAATCTGTTACTCGTGTTTTATTCATCAATTCCATTACTTAATCACCAACTTTTCTGTCCGGACAAGTTCCGCGCCTTTAATTTTCTTACCAGCCTTCAGCAACTCTTTGAGTGTTTTTTTGTCCGGTGCAAGCGTCACTTTTTTTGTAAAATATTTTTTCGGAAGGTCGTCTTCGTTGACCTTGACTGATTCTGGATTCTTAGAAACTTTTATAGTAAGAGCACCGCTCTTAACTTCGGTTTGCCCTGTGACATTCATAGCTGTCATAATGTTGCCCTTGACATAATCCAGCTTTTTCTGTGCTGCCTGTTTCTTCGCTTTGAAGCTCTCTTCCTCAGCCTTGTACATGGCCACATCGGCTTCTAGATTCTTGATAACATGGGCATATCCTTCTGCTTTCTGTTCAAATTGTTCTTGCCAATCGATGGCCTCAAGCTTGTCTGCTTTTGTTTCGTCATCAATATCCATTTGATAAATTGTCAGAAACTGACCTGTCAGTTCGTATAAACTAGCCATTTTTTTCTACCTCTCTGATTTTGTTTGTAAGTTTTGTTAGTCCAATACCTGATTTAGTTAAATCAGCGTTGGACGTGAATAGATGATTTTGATTCATTCTAGCAATTTCGTTTTTAGATAAACACGCCAGGTTTGAAATATCATAGTTTGTTTTATCACCGTCCAGGAAAACAATTGAGTATCCTTTTGGTATCGGCCCGTGATGGTCCTCCCAGACTTTACGATGTTTCAAAACCCATTGATTAGGCTCCCCGATTTTTTCTTTTGGATAACCGTCTGTTGTGTAGTTGATAGTGCCGACAGGTACATAATTCGGAGGTCGATTACCTTTTTTGAACTGCCCGCTGTTTTTTGGCATATTGGGGTATTTCTTCCCCTTATTGTGAGGAGTCTGACCTTTCTCAAACCTCCCTGTCAACCCACTATGTAGATTATTCCTTCTCCGATAATTCCTAATCTGTTTCTCAGTTAGTGATAATCCGAATTTTCGGTTCATTTCATTTGCGACATCACGAGAAATCTTATTTTTTTGGATCGATACAAGGTAATCGTGTTGTTCTTTTGTCAATAATTTACCTTGATAGATTTTTCCAACCGGTAATCCAAGGCGTTCGCGTACGCCGCCTATTTGAGCCTTGGTATAGTTTGTCCCAAATTTCTCATTTAGTAACCTAGTTACTTCGGGAGTTAATCGACCAGGGCATATTTCATGCATGTACTCCGTGTACTCATCCTTCCAGCAAAGCGATCGGGGCATTGACTTCACCTACCTTGTCTTTGAACTTCTCGGCATCCAAGGCCAATTGACCTGCTTGTAAGATTTGACCTGAGATAGCGACCATTTGTTTTGATCGTTGGAGTTCCGTCTTTAATTCATCTGCTGTAAGATCCCTATCATCCAATGTTTCTAGTTGGGCGAAAAGAGTATTGGTTAAATCTGTCAATTTATTTCGAACCATTTTAAACTCCTTCTTCTACACCTTTTGCGAGTCCCACAGGCGGTTCTACATCATAAGTAAATCGCTTGTCTGAATTTCTCAGATTCATGCGTGCGATATTGCTCGCTATTTGCTGGCGCTCTTGTTGCTTCTTTTCAGCATGGTAATCCAGTGTATTCACTAGCGACCATAGTCCAATTCCTACGATTGTCACGAAATAAAGGTATTCCATCATTTTGAGTTTTCCTTTTCTTTATAGATTGCTACGATTTTTTCAAGATCGGCTATATGCTGATTTGCTTGTTGGTATTTTTCTTGAAGGTCAATCAAGGCTCTGTTTAAATCCATAGCAACGACTTTCCAGTCAGTGTTAAATTCTCTATACAGTCTGTTCTTGATTTTGGCTAGTAGATTCATGCTACATTCTCCATATTTTCAAGAATTCCATCTACAACGTTATAGAACTGATGTCCAGCTGGAACTACGATTTCTTCATCTGGATCTAATTTTCGACCGTAAGCATATACTGTTACTTTCATTTTTTCCCCTTTCGTGGTATAATTTCCTTGAATAATTTTGATTAGCGCCTGATTGCCGTCAGGTGCTTTTTGTTTTATCTTAGACAGAAAGTCTAATCATTGACAGGCTTGGCTTTTAATTCAATTTCAATAATACTAAGTAGATCGATTGCTTCTTGCAATTCTTCGGCTTTTTTTGATACTTCTTTACAGGCTTCCTTGAGTTCCTCAATGCCAGAAACTTCAACATTAAGCCGATATCCTATTGGTCTCATCTCTACTCCTTTCTGTTCTTCTCTCCTTTTTGCTATAATATAAGCAGAAAGGAGGATAACTATGATTACTTGTCACATCATGATTAATGGTCGTGTTGAACCTCTATCAATGACATTGCCTGCTGTTCCTACTATCGGTTCTGTCATTGCTAAGTCAGCAGACCATAAATCTGAGCATTACTTGGTAAAATGCGTTGAGTATGTCAACGGACATGATACTGTCAATCTACATGTTCAACCATTTCCTAACCAAATCAGTGCTGTCAACGCTGTTGATGGTTTCAGGAATAGCAGATAACTCTACTATCTTGACCCAGTAGCTATCTAGCACTTTCTTATCAACGTAGACCGCTTGTTCGCATAAACCGATGTGTCCATCAATGACCATCGCTCTACGGACAAGTAGGTCTTTTTCTGTTTCCAGTTCAATACGTCCAGCAATATTGCCAGAGATTTCAAGGTACTTGTCTGGTTCTTTCATCCATTCTCCTTTCTGATATGATTTTAAATCATATATTGTTGAAAATTTTTTATGTGACTTGCTTATTTATTCCAAGAATATCATCAGTAGACACATTAAAAAATAAAGCTAGACTAATAAGATACTCGCCTGAAATCTTAGTCTGGTCTTTTTCCCAGTTACTAATAGATGTTTGAGTAACGCCTAATTTTTTTGCTAGTTCACGCTGTGACATCTTATTGTGTCTGGCTCTTAATTCTGCGATAGAGACCATATGTGAATCACTCCTTTCTTGATGATGATTATATTTTATATGATTTTAAATCTTGTGTCAAGTGTTTTATGTGATTTATTTTCTCTTTTTTTAAAAAAAACGTTATTTTCGTATTTTATTTAAAACTTTTTTCTTATATACTTGATTTATAATCATGATTCTGATATAATTTACTTATCAAAAAAAACAAAAAAAGGAGACATCCTATGGAACAATTGGGAGACCGAATAAGAAAATTGAGAGAAAGTCGTAATATGACACAGACTGAACTTTCAGAAATTCTTGGTATGAAAACCTATACTACTGTTTCGAAATGGGAGAAAAACGAGAATTTTCCTAAAGGTAAAGACCTAAAGAAATTAGCAGAAATTTTTAACGTCACTTCTGACTATCTTTTAGGGCTATCAGACAATAAACTTGGAAAGATTACTACACAAAACGAACAACCTGAAATCCTAACCATCTACAACCAGCTTGAAGAACCGAAACAAGAAAAAGTCCTTGGCTATGCCAAGGAACAATTAGAAGAACAAAACAGCTCCAAGATTGTCTCTATCTTTGATAAACCTCAAGATGACGACTATATCACTGACTACGTTGAAGGCTTGGTTGCAGCAGGACACGGAACTTTCCAAGAAGACAATCTCCACATGGAGGTGAAATTGCGTGCCGAAGATGTCCCTGAAGACTACGACACTATCGCTAAGGTGGCTGGTGACTCAATGGAACCAATGATTGAAGATAACGACCTACTCTTTATCAAGGTCACAAATCAAGTAGATATCAACGACATCGGTATTTTCCAAATCAACGGTAAAAACTTCGTTAAAAAGCTGAAACGTGACTATAACGGCGGTTGGTATTTGCAAAGCCTCAACAATAGCTATGAGGAAATCCATCTGACAGAGAATGACGACATCCGAACTATCGGGGAAGTTGTCAGTGTGTATAGAGAGAAATAAAAAAAGAAAGTAGGTAATTACAATGGGAATGTTTAAAGGTCCTAGCACTCTTTCAGTCGCTTCAAACGCTGAAGATTTACAATATGTTGTTTTACAGGTAACTTTAAAAGAGAAACTTTTTGGTACAGGGTCGCGTAACCTTACAGCCTTAGAAGAGGTTATCAACGAACAAGCAGCAAAAGGCTATAGACTTCACACAATAAGCACTGCTAGTGGCGGTAGTTCTGGTTTTGGTGGTGGTGACCGTATCCAAGCGACTATGGTATTTGAGAAAATTTAAAAAAGCCCCACACTCAGAAGTTTGCAGACCGAGAGCGTGAGGCTACGAGCAAGAAAAAAAGCATTAAAAAGCTCTTTTTCTTGTACCTATTTTATCAAAAAAGGGGTACAAATTCAATGAAAACAACGAATAAAGTAGCAATCTACGTCAGAGTTTCAACCGCTTCACAAGCTGAGGAAGGTTACTCGATAGATGAACAGAAATCAAAGTTGGAAGCATACTGCGAAATCAAAGACTGGAAAATCTATGACACTTATATTGACGGTGGTTTCTCTGGTGCGAACACCCAAAGACCTGAGTTAGAGCGCTTGATTTCAGACGCTAAACGAAAGAAAATTGACATCGTACTAGTCTACAAGTTAGATCGTCTAAGTCGTAGTCAGAAAGATACTCTGTTTCTAATCGAGGATGTGTTTGCTAAAAACGATGTGGCATTTATTAGCCTACAAGAAAACTTCGATACTTCTACACCTTTTGGCAAAGCCTCAATCGGTATGTTGTCAGTATTCGCTCAGCTTGAGCGTGAACAAATCAAAGAAAGGATGATGTTGGGGAAAGAAGGGCGGGCAAAGAACGGGAAATCTATGTCTTGGACTACGATTCCATTCGGCTACGACTACTCGAAAGAAACTGGCATCCTAACAGTCAATCCAACTCAAGCGCTTATTGTGAAGCGTATTTTCACGGAATATCTAAACGGTAAGCCAGTAGTTAAAATAATCAGAGATTTAAACGCTGAGGGTCACGTTGGAAGGAAGAAACCTTGGGGAGAAACTATTACTAAATACTTACTCAAAAACGAAACATATCTCGGGAAATCTAAATATAAAGGGAAGGTATTCGAGGGGCAACACGATGCTATAATTAGCCAAGAGTTATTTGATTTAGTGCAGTTAGAAGTTGAAAGAAGACAGATAACAACTTTAGAAAAGAATAACAATCCACGACCATTCCGAGCCAAATATATGCTTTCAGGATTGATGAAATGCGGATATTGTGGAGCATCGTTAGGCTTATACGTTGCTCCAAAGAATAAAAATGGAGTATCTAAATACAAGTATCAATGTAGACATCGCTACCATAAAGATAAGGCAGTAAGGTGTAACTCAGGTTGGTACTCAAAAGTCGAACTTGAAAAAAGAATAATAAAAGAATTGGAAAGGCTGAAATTTGACCCAAAATACAAGGAAGAAACTCTTGCTAAGAAAGATGAAACAATTAAAGTCGAGGATATTAAGAAACAACTCGAACGGATAAATAAGCAAGTATCAAAACTAACAGAATTGTATTTGGATGAAATTATCACTCGAAAAGAGTTGGACGAGAAAAACGCTAAAATAAAAACAGAAAGGCAGTATCTGGAAGAACAACTTGAAAATCAAAAATCAAATGTGATGAGCATCAGAAAGAGGAAGTTATCTCGCTTGTTAAAAGATTTTGATATCGAGAAATTGAGTTACGAAGAAGCTTCAAAAATAGTAAAATCTGTGATAAAAGAGATAGTTGTCACGAAAGATGATATGACGATAACGCTAGACTTCTAA